TGTTGACCACCTATGCCAGAGAGTAAACCTAAGTTTCTGTATTGATCGCTTAGTTGGTTGCCAAGTAAACCAGCTTGAAACTGTCTGTTTTGCATATCCAGTCCTGGTTGCATAAAGGCTGCTCTGTTTTGTGCATCTAAGTTTGCTAAACCAAATTTGTTGCCGTAACCAGCGTTAGCCATTGCTACTTGTCTGTCTTGATCTGACATTAATTGTTGTGCTGAAAAATCTCTGCCTATGTCTTGACCAGCTAATCCAGTTGCTCTGTCAAAACCTCTTGATCTTAAATCAGCTGCAATGTTGCCAGCTCTGTCTGCAAAGTTTCTGTTTGTTTCTGCCTCTAATAATGCTGAACGAGAACCACCAAATGCACCTCTGCCGATTGCTGCATCTTGGTCTGATTGTATTTGCATCTGTCTTGCTCGGTTTAAATCACCAAGGGTGTTATCTATAACTTGTTGTTGAAAAGGGTTTTGATATGCGTTTAAGTCTGTGCTTAGTAATGATTGTGGTCTTATATCTCTTATATCACTACGGTTGATGTCTGTTGCAGAACCAGTAACAGGTGATACGGTTGGTGCAGACATATTAGCTAAGTTGTTTAATCCTTGTCTAGGATCAAACTGCATAGATTGACCAAACATATTTCTTGTTGCATCAAAGGTTTGTAATTGATCTGGATTGAATCCTGCTACCCTTGCACCTGTAAATGGTACAAATGGTTGTTGTGCTATACCTTTCGCCTTTCCGTAAAGGTCTTGGTATATTTGCATTTGTGCTGGATCTGTCGTTGTCGTTGTTGTGCTTTTTCCTTTACTCATAATTCTTTTTTCACTAAATATTCTTGTTCAAAGCCAAGATGTTTAAGTTTTCTTAGCCAACCTTTACGGCCGCCACCAAAAATTCTTTTACAGCCAAAGTGTTTTGCAAACTGTTCAATGCTAGGGAGCATTAATTGTAGTTCTTCAAATTTGCCTCCAAGGAAAAGTATGTTTAATACTTTGACTCTTGGAAACTCTACAATCTCAGTTATCATTACTGAGTCTTTACCAGGCCATAAATGAAACATTCCCAACCTGATTTTTTCTTTAATATCACTTAAATTATACATATCTTGGTGCTTTAATGCACGAATAATATGTGTATCTAATCTGTCAAACTCTAGTTCCCAGTCCTCTTTAGACCGTTGTTGCGGTTGAGAGGTTTCCTGAGTTGTCGACACTAACCTTATATTTTGTTCCATTTGGACTTATTAATACTAATTCAGTAGCATCTCCGCCACCTACTAGTATTCTTTCTCCTTTGTTAAAAGTAATACCTGTTTGATATTCTATCTCTGCTATTAAATAGTTTAGATAATTTTTATCGTAATCTTCACCTGGTCTAGTAAGAGTTTTTCTTGCCACTATCTACGACCTCTGTTTCTTAAATTTAATCTTATGTTACCAACTTGAAATGTTTGTGCGGTTGATCCTGTTACAGTCATCTGTACTTGTCTTGCTGTAAACCTTGCATCGGTGTAACCATCGTTCTCAAATGTAAAGCTACCAAAGTCTGTTTCACTTCCTAATGGTGTAAATTTGCCCTTAAAACTAATTGTAACGCCTGGTAAGGTGTTTGCTTCTTCATCTGGTAGTATTTGGTTACATTGCACATAATTGTCGCCACTGCCAATCTCTATTGGCCCAGACTTGCAAAAAGGAACTGCGTTACCCAAGTTTTCTGAATTACTTAATGTTGTGCTTTCGTGTTGATACACATTGCCTAAACTATCGCAGGCTATTGGGAAATCAAATACACCTTGGTCAATCCAACAACCTCTGTCCATAGAACCAATGCTCCAAACATTGTCAACATAGTTCCAAATAACATATTTGTTTGGTGTTTTCTGTGAATCACCTTCTGAATAAAACCACCAAACTTCATTAAAGTTAGAGTTATGGCCGCCACAAGAAACACGCCTATATTGATAGTTGTTTTTATCAAAAACTGTATCATGCACATCACATTTTATTTCTTTAACAGAGCCATCAAATACAAAGAAAGAGTTTTCACCCATCCATGTTAAAAAGTTACCAGATGTAACTACTGTTCTTGGACTTGCAGCCTTGCAGTTAGTACCAGCATCTTGTATTCCGTATATAAAAGGAGAACCTGTATAGTAAAGTCTTGCTATACCTGTGTCTGTAAAGATAATGACATCTGTTTGCCACTTAACTGCACTTAGTATTCTGCCGCCTGTTGGTATTTGTAAATCACCAGCTGTATTGGTTGCTGCGGCTGTCCAAGTTGTGCTTGCTTCTCTTGATGACCATTGTACTTTTCTAGGATCTCCACCTGCGCCTAAAGCTAAAACATGGCGTTCGTTAGTTACTAATACACCAGAACATCCTGTTGGAGAATTGGTTAGCTGTGAGCCTATTGTAGATGGTGCTGAGGGCGACCATTTGTAAATTTTGCCATCACTTGCACAACAAAAAAGTAAATCTTCTCCAAAATTATCAAATGACCAAGATTTAGAATCAAAGAATAAACCAGACTGTGATCTAGCATCACCGTAATCTTCTACATTGTAATGATAAGCACCATAGCCAAGTGGATCGGTTGAAGCATCTGATACAAAACCAGATGGTGTTATGTCATACCAAGTACCATCGTGGTTTACAAAAATCTTTTGTCTCGTGCCTACTGCTAAAACTTTTTTACCAGAATTGGTAATGTAGGCAAACATACCTGTTGGAGTGCCTGTTAATGCTGTATTCCTGATTTTTTCCCAACCACCCAAAGGGCGTAAGTAACCATTCTGAAAACGTATTAAGTCGCTGTCAACCCAACGACCTTTATTGGCGTATTCAGTACCGTTAGTTACAACACCAGCGGGAGGCGTTACAGGCAGCAAGGCCATGTTATGAACTTAATGTTTTAGTTACAGATGTTGGTGAAACTTTTTCAGCTATAACTGCATCTAAAGATGCTTTCATAGCTGTAACTGTGTCAGCAGTTAATGCTGTTTCTACCCAGCCTTGCACATCAGCATTAGTAAGACTTGACCAGTTTTTAAAACTAGATAGATCATCTGTGCTAACAGCTTGAGAACCATAAACTTCAGCAGTCCAGTATTCACCTTCACTATCTTTGTTAGTGTCGTCTGTTGCGGTAAGTCTCCAATGTACGTTATAAACCACGTTTGATTTACCGCTTTTAGAAGGATATGTATCACATGTTTTACAATCCCAAGTATATCCTATTGCCATATTTATTCTCCTTTTAAGTTATTAATTTCAGATTGTAAGGCATCAATCTGTGTTTGTTGTTCTTGTATAGCTTTAGTTAATACAGCTATGTACCCTGCTGACATACCACCAGTTGTTCCTTTTCTAGTTTCTGCATCTTCATTTGATACATTTTCTACAATATATTCAGGAAAATATTTTTCAACATTTTGTGCAATAAAACCAGCTTTGACATGTTCATCGTTTTTCTTCCAATCAAAAGAAACAACATTTAAATTCATTAGTTTATCTAAAACATTATTAACTGGAATTATATTTTCTTTTTCTCTTTCATCAGACAATGTAACAAATTGAACATTAGAAGCACCATTACCTGAAATACCACCCATAGGTGTATTACCTGAATCAGCATAAAATTGTATAAATCTTGCAGTAGAACTTGTAGTAGTAGGTGTTTTAAAACAACATAAAGCTGGTCCATTATCTGCTGAGTTCATAAAAGTTACTGCACCATTACCACCACTTGCACCTCCTGTAACTTGCAACTTACTAGCACTATTAAAGTCAGCGGTAGTACCAATTAAAACATTTCCAGCACTAGTAATACCCATTCTTTCACTTAAATTTCCAGAAGCTCCATCTGCTGACGTAAAGAAACTTAAAGTTCCTGCACCATTTGAAGTATTAGTTAAACGACTTCTTATCGCAGAAGGTACAGCAGCATTAAATTGAAACCTTAAACCTGTTGTATGACCTACTGAACTTACACCACTATTTTGTACTGAAATAGAATCTGTAGTTGTACTTGCAGAATCTACATCTACTTGCAGTAAATTTGAAATACTGCTAGTTCCAATTCCAACATTGCCTGTGCCACCATCTATTCTCATGGCTTCACCAGCAGTTTTTACTCTAAACTGAATACCATCATCACCATTTTTATTTTCAATTACAGCACCCTCGGCAGATGTGTATAAACCCATTCTATAACTAGAAGTACCACCAATTTGGATAGCTGGATTGGTTGCATCGCCTGTAGCATTACTAGAACCTACATGTAGATTTGCGTTTGGTGCGGTAGTAGAAATTCCACAATTTCCTGAACTATCTATACGCATAGCTTCAGAATTATTACCTGTTGAAAATTCTAAAGCTCTATTTGCTGCTTGGTATTGAATTCCACACTCAATATCATCATCTACATCACCAAAGAAAATAGCTGCTGTTTGGTCTGCATCAACCTTAAAAGATTGGAATATTCTATCTCCTGTTCTTTGTAATCTAAGCATAGCATCATCATTGAAGCCATCGCCTGAGTCTACTCCAATTAATAATCTTCCAGAGCCATCTAAGTGCATTTTTTGTGTGCCACCATCTTTGAAGAAAATATCACCGCCGTCTGCATCAAGGGTAATGTCATCTGTTACATCAATTATAAAGTCATCTGTGGCTGTGATTGTATCGCCATTAATAGTTATTTCATCAACTGTAAGGGTTGTTAAGGTGCCTAAACTTGTAATGTTAGTTTGTGCTGCTGTTGATAAAGTTCCTGCTAATGTTGTTGCTGTCAAAGTACCAGTAACAGTTGCACCACTACTTGTTGTAGCAAACTTAACGGCATCATCAAAATATAATCCAACCGCACCATTATCTAAAAAATATGCTTTAGTTTCTGTGTCTGCACCATTTTTAATATATAAATCATTAGATGCTATTCTAAGATCTCCAGTACCGCCATCTTTAATATAGCTATTACTTCCATCGTGATAAATCTCTAAATCATCGCCAGTTCCAAAGATAGCTTTTGCATTATCATCAAAGTTTGCTGAAGCAAATTTAACATTGACTGCTGTACCGCCAGCTGCAAAGATTGCATCAAGAGCATCTAAGTCTGCATTTATTTTTGTTCCCCAGGTATCGGTTGATGCTCCTACTTCTGGTTTAGTTAAATTTAAATTCGTTGTAAATGTATCTGCCATAATTAATTCCTATTTATGCTGCTATGTCAGTCCAATCTGTACTTGTTGCGGACTGATCTGTCCAAGTTGTTGTAGCGGGTGTTTGTTCTGTATAGTCAGTTGTTGCTACAGTCTGGTCATTCCATTTTAAACCACCTAACGCAGAAAAACCACTTGTTTGTGCAACAGTAGATGCGCCTCTTAATACAATGCCACCTATTGCATCCATCCCGCTTGTTTCTGCTAATGTTCCTGCACCTACTACAGTAAATCTACCTGTAGCTGTCATGCCAGATATAGCTGGCCCTATGACTACGCCTCGGTCTATTTGTGTACCTGTAGCTATGACATTAGAAGTTGCAGTTATAGTTGCAGATCCTAAATCTATTTGTGTTCCTATTGCTGAAGCACCAGAGGTTGCTGATATAGTTGCAACACCTCTATCAATTTGCGTACCAGATGCCGTAACGCTAGATACTGCACTAATAACCGCTTGTCCGCGATCTATTTGTCTACCTGTTGCTGTAAAGTTTGAATTTGCTGCTATGGTTGCAGAACCTAATACTGGAACTTGAACAGTTCCGATTGCTGTTACATTAGATGTTGCAGCAATAGTTGCTGCACCAAAATGATATGCGGGAGTTCCGTAATTGGATTTCCCGTATGTGTATAAACCGTAGCCTACTGAGGCCATGTTGTTACGCTAGAGTAATATCTAAATCGCCAGCATCAAATCTAAATACATCTCCTGTGCTAACAGTTTTAGATGCCGTAAGGTTTGCATAAGCCATTAGATTACCACTTGAAGAGGCATCAAAGATACCAACCGCAACTACTGTTCCATAGTTTGCTGTAGCTGTTGGATATTCAACTGCTGCTGAGTTGGTTGCTGTTGTGGGATCAGTACCAGATACCGTAAAGGCAGCGGTTTGTCTTGCATAAGCACCGCCTGATACTTCTGTACCACCACCTGTATCTGTAGGTGCTACAGTATATAAAGCAACATGCAATGTACCTGGTGCTGTATAAGCATTACCACCAAATACATGATCTAATACTTTGTCCTCTAAATAATCGCTAAATCCAGCCATTCTATTCTCCTATATTAATTACCGTAATGGTAATTTCTTTTTTGTTTTTTTCCGTAAGTTCTTCTTCTCATCATTAAAGAACCTTTGCCAAATGCAGATTTTTCTTGTGCTAATCGCATTTCTTCCAATGCCTTTTCAAATTGTTGTGTAAACATTGGTATTCTTTCATCTTCCATTAAATAAATAGAAGCGTGTTTTAATGCACCATATAAATATACATCTGGGTGTGATGCAGATACAAAGTTACTTGTATTAGAATCACTCAATGCAGATATTTTAGCATAGTAAGTAAGTTGTAGGGTATATGAACTATCTGGTGTTGGTGCTAACTCTATTGAATCATCTACCATTGCATAATAAACAGGTTGGCCTGTTGAGTTGTTGTTTGCTTTTCTATAGACATCTAGTGATTCTATGGATTGTTGAAATAAAGGACAAAAATTGTTAGATGTAATTTCTATATTAATTGCTTCTAACCAGTCTGATGGAACTGTTAAATATTGTGAGTCAGCAGTAGCAGTTGCTCTTTTTATCATGTCTTTGCTACGCAATCTTCTATTAAGCTCTGCTTCTACATTATCTATAAATGTATCAATATCAGATGTTAAATCTGATCTATTTAGATAATTTGCTATTGCTGTTTTAAGTTCTGAATATGTCATACTTTACCTTGCCATGTTCTAAATACTTTATTGTCTGAATGGTTTAGCCACTCTTTCCATTTTGCTGAATCTTGCGACCAACCTTCTCTTAATGCTTTTTGCCAAATTACCATCGGTACTTCAGCTATGTGTCGCATATCTTTTCCAGGCTTTAATGTATTGTCTCTTAGTTTTTTAACATGGTCAATGACAGGAGCAACATCTTGGGTTGTGTGATAAACAAATTTATCATCTTCAGTTACAAATTCTGATTTGTAACCAGTTTTATGATCTGTGATTGTGCGCTTTGTTGTCATCTAAAAAGGGGGTGAGTTAAACCCACCCCAAGATAATCTAACTTATGAAGTTGTTAAATCAGCTACGACTCCATGAGCAGCTTCGTTGCTCATTTCTAAACCGTATTCAACTACAATCATTTTAGTTTGAGCATCACCTATTGTTGAGATATCAACTGTTTGGAAATCTCTTAAGAATGATACTTTTGCAAAGTCAGGATCTACTAATAGTAGTGTTCTTTCTCTGCTGAAGTTAGAAGGTACTATTTTAAGCTCACCAAAATCTGATGCGTAAATAGAAACAGAAGCCTCTACTGTGTTTGCATCAATCATTTGTCTAGCTGAACTTCTACCTGTGAAACCAGAAATTACTTGCTTGTTTACAGGGCCACAGATTGCCATTGAAGGCTCTCCACCGTTTGTAAAACAAGATTGTAATACTGTTTTAAGTAGTGCTTCAGTTAAAGCTCTCTGGTTACCTGCTGATGAATCAGTAGGAGCAGCACCGCCACCACTACCAGAACCACCAGTTCCTCTTGATACATTAGATGTAATCCAAGATTCAAAACCGCCAGTTACCCTAGCTGTTGTTGCGTTACCAGTTGTTTTAGCACCTTTTTGACAGAGAGCTGTTTCCATATCTCTTTTTAATGCTTTAGACATAATAGCAAGTTGATGAGCCATTTCTGACTTTTTACCTGCTGGATCACTAGCTTGTTGTGAGCCAGTTACAGTTGCATCTCTTGATGAGATCATTGCCACATTACTCACTCTTGAAGTAGCAGTTGAAGCAGCTCTTGAAAGTTCAAAACCTTCTAGCTGACCACTTCCGCTTGCAGTTGGTAATGTTTCTGTTTGCCAATCAAAAACTACATTCTTGATTGAGTTTTTTCCGATTGATGACATAAACGGAGTTTGCTGTGGAGAAATGTTATAGATAACATCACTTAGTTGTTCTCTATCAGCAGTCGCAGTATATGTATCAAAAGCGTTAGTTACTTTAGCCATATTTTTTCCTTATAAAAAAAGTTTATATTATTTGTTCAAAAAGTTTAGCTGCATCTTGCACTTTGCCAGTTTTAGCTAATCTTTGTTTTGCTTTTTTCACAGGAGTTGTAGATTTTGGAACATTTGAAGTGCCAGGTCGTGCGGTTCGAGCTGCCGCTTTCTTTTCAGTTGGTTTCACTTTAGTCGCTTGTTGTGTCTTATGTTGTAACCATGCGTTTCTTAAACCAAGTAAAACTCGGTAGTCATAAACGCTGTCCATTTCTTGTGGTGTGTACCCAAGAACACTAACACCGTAATCCCGAATTGCCATCTTTTCTTTAGATGCCACATCGTTGTCTTGCCATTCTGGAATTTGGTCAAGCAGCTGTTGATTGCCGTATTCAACAAATTGTTGAAGTTTCTTTTGCTGTTCTACTTGTGATTCTTGTTGAACCCTTTGTGCTTCAGCTTGTACGGCCTGCAACTTTTGCTTTTTCTCATTCCAAACATCCTTTTCACGGACATAAGCAATAGGATCTGCTTCGTAAAGTGCGTTCCAATCTGGCTCGTTTTCTAACTCGCCCTTCAAAGTCGCTTCCATTCTAGGTAACAACTGTGAATAAATTGCATCTTTTTGAGAAACCTCTTGTTCTTTAGCCTCTATAGCTTTTCGCTGTTGAGCTAACTCTTGAGTTTTTCTCGTATAATCTCTTTGGCGACTGTACCCGTTTTGGAGTTCTTCAAGCGTAACCTGTGTATCTTCGCCATCTACTTTAATTGTATATAGCTGTGGTTGCTCGGACTCCTCTTCTTCGACTTGATCTTCTTGGAGTTCTTCATCTTCTTCAACTTCATCTTCGACTTGGTTATCTTCAACGGATTCATCTTCAATGATTTCTTCCTGGACTTCCTCTTCGTTGACTACATCTTCTGATGTTTGTTCTGTTTCGTTTTCTGGTTGTTCCTCTGGAGTCAAAAAACTTTCAAAAGACTGTTCAGCCTCTTGAATATCAGTTTGTAAACCAGTCGGCTTTGCGTTATTGGTCATTATTCATTCCTTAAAATGTAAAGTAATATTTTACTATATTAATTCTATTTTACACAACTTTATGTAGTCTGCCTAATTGTGATTTTGTAATCTTACCCTTCTCTACAATAATGCGGAGATGTTTTTCAACTTCGGGCAACAGCTTAATAGCTTTGTGTAAATTTTCTCTTGTACTTATATCATCTCCTTTAGAAGATAACCATAAGTTTGTGTATTCATCTTTAAGTATTTGTATAGCGTTTTTAAATGTTTCAGAGTTTAGAATTAACTCTGCTTCGTTAGAATGTAATATTTCTTCTTGTGATGCCATTACCTTAATAAACCACGCATTGGTTGTGCAATACTAAAGTCTGATCCGTTTGGAATTATTGGTTGGTTTAAAAAAGGATCAAAATTATTAAATCTATTTATATCTTCTATAAATCTTGGTTCTTCAAAAACTGGTAAATTATCATTAATTATAAATTCTGATATGCTTGGAATTTCAGAAATATTAATATCTTCCACCAGTGGTACTGGTGGCATCATTAAATCTTCTGGTCTGAAAAAATCCTCTGAACGCCTAATCCCTGGGCCAAAACCAAAATCTTCTAATAGTATTGGCGGCATTTTTTTTGAAATTACTGGAGGAGGTGTAACTGGAGGAGGCATCATTAAATCTTCTGGTTTAAAAAAATCTTCAGATCGTCTTATGCCAGGGCCAAAACCAAAATCTTCTAAAGGTGTAACAACTGGAGCATCTTTTTTAAATGAATCTAAAATGCTTTGTATACCAGTAAGATCTAAAGGTTTATATCCTCTTAAAATATCTCTGGGTGGTGGAAATCTTAAATCTTCTGGTGGAAGAATGGTTATATTATCTCCCATACCACCGCCAATAATATTGGGTGGTAATTGGCTATAATCTGGTGGGTTTACAGCATCTCCGCCTGGTAAAAATGCTGCATCATCTGGTGGACTGTCTGTAACAATATTAACATTTGGCAAACCGCTTGGTGGAAGATCCATTTGTGTATATCCTTGTGGGTTTGCAGCTGAATAACTTACACCTGGCGCAATCATGTTGGGTACATTTTCTCCACCAGCTATAGAACGAGCATAGTTAAGACCACTTGTAAAAGTGGGATCGGTTGTAGGTATGATAACCCCATCACCTCCTGGTATTCCTATTGCCATAATATATTCCTAATTTCTTGTAAGTTTAACAAAGATTTAGACTTCATGCCATTCTTTACCATCAAATAATAATGCCTCTGCCTCTCTTCTTCTTACTAAACCCTGTAAAACTTTTCCGCCTGCTTTGTTCCATCTTTTTATTTGTGTAGGTATGTCGTTCCAGTCTTTATGCGTACTATTTAATACTTTTAATAATGTAGAGCTTTTTAAATTAGCTGGCCCAAGATTAAACACCCATGATACCAAAGCATCAAATTCGTTTTGTTTTAAATTGACCTCAACCAAGTCATTTATATAACCTTCGTATTCTTCCATTTCGTTTAATAACAATTCATCGGCTTCTTCTTGGGTAATAGTATCACCTTCTTTTACACCCTTAGTTGAGCCATAACCTATTGTTAAAACATTAGCTGCACAACGATAAGCCTCTAGCTCACAACCCTCAAACTTTTTAATAAGAGATAAACCCTCTTGTGATATTTTCATATCACTCATTTTTGTCGCTGGAGTGAGATGCTCCAAAATAGAACGAAATAATTGCACTTGCTAATCCTCCAAGATAACCAAGCACTAAATTAATTAGTGCCTCGCTGTTCTGTTCTGGTGGTTGTAATGTTACTAGAAATATATAACCAAGAAAGCCGCCTATGGTAGCAATACCAATAATTCTTGCAGTCCAGTCTTTGCTAAACATACCTCTAGCGTGTTGTTTGTCTTGTGCTTCTAATTGAAAAACATCAACATCAAGTTTTTTCATTTGCGTTTCAAACTCTTGTTCTGCTTTCTTTAGCTCCATCATTTGCTCTGGAGTTGCGTTTTGTATTGCTTGTTGTACGGATTTTTGATCGTTAGACACGCCTAGCACTTCTGCTATCTTACCCATTGCCATGCCACCTAAAGGGCCACCCATAGCTGAACCTATGGTAGGAGCTACAGCTCCGACTATGTTTTTTAAAATATTCTTCATAAAACGACTGTGATTACCGCGATAGATAAAGCACCAATAAAACCAAAGACACCAAAGGTTGCCATCTTAATAGTATTGTTGATTGCTGCTATTTCTTGTTTTATATCTGCAAACTCATTAAAGGCTGTTTTCCACCTTTCTTCGTTTTCTTTTTTAGAAACTGCTAGGTCGGCTGCGACATCACTTGCTGTTATTTTTTTTGTAGTCATGCGTTTGTATAGATTTTTAAATATTTACTTTTGCCCTTAACTTTTATCGGTCTTAGTGATTTTAACTCAAAATCACAATTTTTTGCAGTATTTTCACCAATTAGTATATCAACGCCAACATCTTTAGTTGCTGACTCTAATCTTGCTGCGGTGTTTACACAATCACCAATAGCTGAATAATCAAACCTAGTATTACTACCCATGTTGCCAATTACAGCTTCGCCAGTATTTACACCTATACCAATTTTTAATGGTATGTTTGTTACTTGCATATCTTCTTGTATTTTTAATGCTGCTAGTATTGCTTGGTTTTGGTGATCTGGTAAATCTATAGGTGCATTAAATATTGCCATCATTGCATCGCCTATGTATTTATCAACCATGCCGCCATATTGTTGAACTGCGTTAGATTGAATTGTTAATGCCTGGTTCATTAGTTCAGTAACTTGTTCTGGTTGTAATCTTTCTGACAAAGAAGTAAAACCTCTGACATCTGTAAATAAAAATGTTGCTTCTTTTTTCTCGCCACCAAGTTTTAATAAACTAGGATTATCTTGTAATTGTTTTACTTGGCGTGGATCAAGATAATGTTCAAACTGTTTTTTTATCTCTTGGCGTAATTTATATTGTTTTTGATAGTTTAGATAGAAAGAAATGGTCGAAGTTATGATTTGTGATACAAAAGTCCATGAAAAATCAATTAAAACACCCTTTTGGATGCTAAAAACTCCTGAGATGCCCGTGGTGAGCAAGATAATTCCAAATATACTTGCACCCTTAACTACATTAAAATAATTGATTGTGAGCCATGTCAGAGACACAAAAATCAGTAAAATCAAAATTTCGGCTGCTAAGTGCCAATCTGGTATATGAGGAGAGTTTTGTATCAAGATTGACTCAGCTAATGCTGCTTGGATCTTGTGTGGTTCTAATAAACCAACTGGAGTTGCAATCTGTGGCATGACTCCGTTGGCCGTTACGCCTACAAAAACAAACTTACCATTTACATTCATTTCTTGTAATGTGGTTTGCTCAGTATTAACCCAACTAATCCATTTACGACCAAGGCTATCTGTCTTAACTGGTGGTATTCCTCTTATTGATATTTCTGATATACCACTATCATTAGTTTTTATAATGTAAGTTTTTACATCAAACAACGATTTATATATTTGTGTACCAAAACTAGGAATCCAGTCGTTGTTGGGTGTTTTAACTAAGAGAGGTATTTTACGAACAAGCTGGTCTACATCTGTGGGAGCAATAGCTAAACCAGATAGCGTGTTGTTTGCTAACAGAGGAAGGTTTTGTTTCACTCCCGAACTAAGTATACCACCATTATCATTACCCATAACAACTGTACCAGGCGATGCAGGATAATTACCTTTGCCATCTTCAAACATAGCTATAACAGATGGTGCGTAACCAAGTGCTTCTGCAAACATTTTATCACCGCCCATACGATCTGCTTGCGGAAAAGATACAACCCAACCAATGCCTATTGCACCCTTGTTTAGTAAGTCTATTTGTATTTCTGCTAGTCTTTGTCTAGGTAATGGCCAACCGCCTTTTCGTTCTACATCTTCTTCTGTTATGTTAAGTATGACAAAGTTACCAGATGGTTCTGGTGTTTTGATAAAAGTGTCATACACCTTTAGTTTTAGTATTTCTGTAGGAGTGCTTTGAAAAAGCAAAGGTAAACTTAGTATTATAAGTAATGGTAATAATATTTTATTCATTTAATTACTTTGAGTGATAGTGATAACACTATCGCTGCCTCCGTTGACTTTAATTATATTAGATACACCATCTTGTATCAAAATGACCGTGTAAGCATCGCTACCGTTTAAGTCTAACCTCACGCTTTCATTTACATTTCTACGCAGACTTACAACATTACCAGTTATAAGTGCTGTTATCTGTGTGTCAGGATCTTTACCCAAAAGAGTACCAGCTATTTGTGTGCTGGTAGCTTGTGCTAATTGATCTTCCTCATCTTCTACAGCTAACGCATCTAACACGTTCAATAAGTCCTCCAGGTAATTTACATCAAGGTAATTTATGTCTAGTTCTGTAAATTCTAAACTATCTTCTTTCAAATAGTCCTCTGCAAGATAGTCTATGTCTAAATCATTAAAATCTAACACGCTATCTGTTTGTGTTGTCGTAGCCTCTTCTTCTATAACCACATCTTCTTTGGGTGGTGTAACAATAAGCATATTGTCTATAAGGTCTAGGGTTAGGTCTAAGATTACTGGTTTGGTTGGTGTTGATTCAAACACGCTTACGGTTGTAGCTTCGTAGGGTTTGTTTAGCGTTACTGTTCCCATACCCGTGGTTACTAATATTTCGCCACTAGATAGACCATATTTATCAGGCAAAAGAATAATTAGACTACGACCAAGCTCATCAACGGTTGCAGTAAAGTCAGTACCACGAATAGCTATGTTTGCCGTAGGTGTTTTTAGTGTAATGTTTTGCTTGTCTATGCGGTTTAGATTACCAGTAATAAACCTGGCTGTACCAAGTCCAAAGGTAAGTGCCATCTTTGCTTTGCTTGGGTCTGGATCGTAGATGTATTCATCTATTAGCAGTTCTGAAAACTCTGTTAGTTTTACAACAGAATCATCTAAAAAGGTAATAGCCATGCGGCCATCTTTGGTTATCGCCTCATCATTGCTTTGTATAGCAAAATCAAGATCAGCATTGTAGGTTTTGTCTCTGACTATTTGAGCCGAACCGTTTAGCTCAGATATGTCGCCAATATTAGCAGCTTGTGCTTGTACCTTGGTCGTTTTGGATAACGCAAACAGTAGAAGCAGCAGTACCAGAAACGGATATGATTTTGAGCCAGTCATTATCTTGTGTACTTAGTTGTGAAATATTAAAAGTTCTTGAACCACCAGTATGGTCTAACCAAAAATATCCACCTGCTGAGGCATTAACACCTGTACCTGTATAAGTTACTGTATTATCAGAACCATCTATATCCATGTAGTTAGTAGCACCATCAATATTTATATTTGATGTAACTGTGTTATTTGAACCATTAATAATCCAATCTAAGTCAAGTGATGCAGCCAATGCTGTTGTGCCTTGATTTAATGTAAATGTATTACCACTACCTGTGACATCAACATTTTGGTTTGAACCATCAGCACTATAGGTATCTGTAGGATCTACTTGAATAGTAAATGAGTTAGTTCCGCCATCAAACTCGTAGAAACCTGTAAATGTGTCAGCAAATATATCACCAAGAAACTTGTTAGTTGCACCAATCATATTGATGTCAAGTGTCATAGTATTACCATCTAAATCAAATGCGTTTACACTACCTGCTGTAGAGTTTAGACCACCAATAATATTAGATATACCAAGCTGTTCTAGGTCTATGTTTGCACCCGTACCAGATTGATCTACGTATATTTCGTTATCAGCCGCGTATGTTGTCAATGCAGTCAGCATCACAATCAGGCTTATTAATTTCTTCATTATCTAATTTTACTCCCTCATTATTGTTTTGTAAAACCCAGAAACCTCGTTCATAACCAGACTTAACTATTTCTAACACACCGCCCTCAATCGCTTTCATTAGTGCTATAGTTGATGATTCGTTTCTTGCGTTTCCTAGTTCTATTTCCACTAGCTCGGTATTAGCCTCAATAAACCTAAATACATCCTCTGATTTACCATAGCTAAATATGGTCTTTTGACTCAGCACTTCTAATAACACCTCGCCCGTAGCTACAGAAACCATACGTAGACTTACGGTTATATTATCTTCTCTGTATTGTACGCTGTTACCTATGCCTAGGTATCTAGCTCCAATACCGCCAGATTCTAAGTTAGCTTCGTAAGATATAACAGCTCCTTCTATTAAAATGCCAGCAAACAACAAAGGTCTTAGTGCTTTCTTTTTCTCTTCTTCAGTTGCGGTTTGCTCTCTTGCAGATCTTATTAGTTGTCGTTCTTTGGTAAGGTTATCTAATCCGACTCGTTCAACCACCCTAAAAAACTTTCCGTTACCAGCGTGTTTTAAGGCTCGTATAAGTAGTGCGTTTGGCTGTTGGGTTATGGCTGTACTAAATAAAGCAAACTCACTATTACTTTTTCTTTGACCAGTTTGGTCTGTAAAAGCGGTTGGATATACAGCAACCACAGGACTAGCTTGTGGTATGGGTACATTTTTAAGTTCTACTGATTGTAGGTCTTGTATTGATACTATGTCTTTGCTTGAAAATCTTTGTGCGTAAGTATCTTCGTACTGGTCAAATATAGAACAGCTAGAAAGTAAAAGTACCAATAGGTATTGTAATTTCTGTAACTGTGCCATCTGCTTCTGTTATTTTAAGAGTTAATGTTACACCATCGCTAGTGTATTCTATGGTGTTGCCTTCTAGGGTTATTGTACCTGAACTTTGCGGTGTTTCTCCAAACAGATTATTAACCAGTTGCCTGGATAGTTCTGCATAGACTCTTGATTCTAGGTTACGCATGAACCTTGCAAGTGTAGAGTTTTCTTTTTCTCTTTCTATTTCATCTTGTAAGGCTTTGATTTCTTCTTTAATCGTTAGCTTACGACTAAACTCTTGGTTTTCTATAGTTAGATAGTGTGAGCTAGTACTTACGCCATTAAAACTTGGCGATTTAAACTTGTGTACTATTTGATCTGCTTTTACATTTATAGCAATAACGCCTAAAAACATAATTAAACCCATGAACATAATCCAAATTAATATTCTGGTTTTTGCAGCTTCTTCCTGCATTTGTTTTTTGCTAATCTTTCCTTTGGTCATCTCTGTCCGCCTTTGCTAACCTGTCGGTGTGCATAAGTTGTGGTACACCAAGTATAGTCTTTAGCAGAGTATCTTGTCTAATTATCTCGTTGTCTACAGATCTAACTCTATCTATAAGAGCAACTAAAATACCGTGTTGTGAGTCTAGTTTTTGACCTAGTCGTTGTTCTATTTCTGATATTTGTGCGCTGACTTTTTCATCAAGTACATCTACTTTGGTTTCCATACCATCAATAATTTTGTTGATTAGTTTCCAGATAAATAAACCAAGACCTATAGCTGCTGCTATCGGAAAACCGACTTCGTTTATTAAAGTTACTGCTGATTCCACAAGGTTTTAGTAGTCTCCCCAAACCTTGCTTTTCTTTCCGCCATGGTATTCGACCGCATGGCCTTCATTGATTAAAATTTGACAGATGTCTTGACCATCTTCTGTGTAAGGTATGCCGAGAATACGGCCATATTTGCCTTTGCCTAGTGATTTAACTTTAAAGTTACCGTGGCAAAGTTCTTTAAGTCTATCTTTTGCAGCAAGACCTAGTTTCTTTTCTGCTAAATCACGGGTTCTTGATTCTGGTGTGTCTATGCCGTGTAACCTGACTCTTTGTTTGTGTAGTTTGACATCAAAACCAAGGTCTAAAATACAATCAAATGTATCTCCATCTACAATCCTATCAAGTGTAGCATTGTAAACAAAGGCATCTGGTGAGTCAGCCATTAGTCTATTTTGTTTATGTTTACTTTACTTTTTTTAACTCTTTTGGTTGTGTAGGCTTCGTTGACTTCTGGTGTTGATTTGTCATCAGCAACATAATGTCCTTTTTTATTTCTAGCTCTTACTTTAACCTTTTCAGTTTTAGTAACTTTGTCCCATAATTTGCTTAAAAAACTCATATTATTAATCCTTAGTTTAAAACTATAAAATAAAATTATAGCACAGACTTTTATTTTTGCGTTCTAGCTTTCTTCTTAGCTGTCTTGCTTAGTTCTCCAAAATGAAATAATTTTTTACTTGTTTTAGTGTGAGACTTGTTTGTATGTATAGTGCCATTAGGCATTTTGTGCATACTGCCTTTGTGCAAAGTACCATCTCTTTTATAATGTTTAACGCCTTTCATAATTAATACTTCATTTTTTTAGATTTAGTTTTTTTCTTCTTTGGCGGTCTGCCTTTTTTAGATCCGTAAGTTCCTTTTCCTCTTGGCATAGTTATCTCCTTTTCTTTGCTGTCTTAGCAGCTTTTTTAAACGCTTTTGCTGTTGGTGCGCCTTTTGAACCAGGTTTTCTCATTCGTTCTTTTGAGCCAGCTTTAATTCTTTTTCTTTTAGCGTGTATGTTCGCATAAAGACCTTTCTTTTTTCCAGGCATAGTATCTCCTTACCATTTTTTGCAAGACCAATATCTTGCGGTTAGTTTACTAGGCGGATTGCTGTCGCACTTATGCCTAGCACGAAAACTTTTTCTTCTTGCGGGTTGGTCTTTTTTGATTGTCATTTTAGGATCACCAAAACGTATAAGTTTGGTTTTATCTTTTACTTTGGCTACTACGGCAAACTTCTTAGATTTACCTGGTGTACGTTTTGGTTTGTTATAACCGCTAAACCTTTCGCCTCTGTATGTAATCATTGCAACCCTCTAATGTATATGTGTTTCCTTTGATGATATTAGTTCTGAATCATCTGGTATTTGTAAAAACACCATGGCAACTTGTTTAGCTTCTTCTAAGTTTCTTGCCTTTATGTCAGAACCAATATAGATCAAACCTTCTTTCAAAAATTGTAATTCGTAAATTTTATTGATTTGGTTGACCGTTTCCATTAGTAAACATTCCTTGTGATTGAGACTTAGCAACTTGTCTTATTGCCTCTCTGTCTCTTTCCATAATAGCATTTATTTCAGCAACATTAACCTGTGCGCCAAACTTAGCTTGTAGTTCAGCAATTTTAATTTTCATGTTTGCCGCAGCCTCATCACGGTTTCTGTCATCTTCCATGATAATCTTCATTCTGTCAGTTTCGGCATCTATAATTGCTTTTTGTCCTAAGTTTTGAGCTTTCATTGCTTCAGCTTGTGCCAACATTTCAGCAGGATCAGGTTTCTGTTCCTCTGGCGGTTGTGGTGGCATAGGTGGTATATCGGTATTGATAAATGTTTTCGCATCTTTAAAGCCAGCCATCTCAATCATTTTAGTTAAAGTGTTGGCGTATTGCTGTAAATCAACCAAAGGATTTTGTGGCCCTAGAGTTTGCATGATTTGTTCTTGTTTTTGTGCAAGCGAGGTAAGGACTTGGAACTTTTCTTCATCCGATGATTTAGATATAGCAACATTTATAACCATATCTTTATCTGAATCCCAGTATCTAGGATCAACAGGTATAAACTCATTGTTTAATCGCATTACATCTTGGCTCTCTTGGTGTTTGATAACCAAAGAATTAACCAGTTTAAATAAATCTTTCATGCCATCTGCAAAGTGTCGGCAAATAAGTTCTACTCTACCCTGTGCGCCAGACATGGTTGCTGATACTGCGGAAGCTGTAGAGCTTTGCAACGCATCTGCGTTTAATCCAGCACTAGCCTTAGAAACACCCGTTCTGTTTTCTTTTGCCTCATCTAAATAAGACAAGACAGGGAAAGCCTCTTTACCAACGAAGGGTACGGTAAAGGGTTGCACCATTCCAGGCGCACGCATCCTAATTGGTTGACCAATATCGGTGTTAAGAACATCATCAATGTTTACTTGCCCTTCAACTATTCCCATTCGGGGGAAGATGGCGTGGCCTAAACTATCAAGCGTATCTCTCATTATCTGAGATTTAGCTGCTTGAATAGGCATTAGGTAGTCCGCTGGACATGAACCGATGGAGGTATGCGGTTCTGGATCGGGACAGAAGAGTGTAATAGGTAAATCATCCCAGGGAATTGTGTTAACAATGTTTAACCCATTCCCAACGGTGCATACCCTTATCCTTTCATCTATGCCATCGCCATCTAAATCATAAAAAACATAATGTTCTACATAAAGAACATTTTTGCTGTTGTTGTCAGCTCGATCAACACCAGTAAAATCTGCGTAGGGGTTTCTTGCTTGTTCTAGTTCGTAGGAATCTTCATCAACTGCACTTCCAGAACCAGCGAACATTTGCATTTCTTCTTTGTCATAACCCATAGCAACTAAGTCGCTAATTGTTTTAACCATACGGTGTGCAACATAGGGTGATGAGTGTAAATCTCTTGCGTGTCTGGATATTAATATTTCTTCTGTTGGTACAGCTTCTATGCACACTTGGTCTTTAGCCTTTACTCTGCGAATAGTTACATCATAACTAGCAGGAGTTTCTTGTACTATCTCCTCGCCAGTCATCTGATCCATAACTGTCATGCTTTGCATTTCAACTTTTTCTTCAACCATTTCTACATCAGGATCTAGCATTAATGCTTGATATGCCTCTGGCGATATGTTGCTGTATTCGTGGGTGGATGAGCTAATAGTGTCATCCCAGTAGGCTTTTACATAACCAGCCTTTCTGACCAACGCATCTTTGAACACATCGTACATAACTTTAAAACCAGGGTTCTTTTGTTGAATGATGTAGTTAATATAATTAGTTTGTTGTTTAGCAACTTCAATATCTTCAGGGCCGTTGGGTATAAACTCAACCACCTTGCTAGTACCAAAAAAGGTACGCATGATGCTAGGTAGCATAAACAATACGCTATCTCTAACATCTGTCGATACAAACTCTGATTGCATAGAGCTTTGTCCAGAAGGAGAGTTACCAAGGTAATAATCTGTAGCATCTGCTCTTTCTTCATCTATCTGGTCAATAAAGTCTTTGGCATCATCCATCTCAGACTTTAACACGCCCTGCAATTCTTCTATGTTTGCATCTTCGGTTTGATCCATCTTTTTATTTTTGTCTTGTTCCATAAAGTTATCCCACTCGTATTATTCTTGATGTCAAGGGTTTCTTGAAATTATACCCTAAAAAGTTCTCGCCACCACTAAAACTTGCAGCTGCACTTGCCATGGTTAATGCTAACGCATCTGCTTTGTCGGGCGATTTTATGCCTCTTTTTTTCATTTCATCTTTTGATTCTATTTTTATTTTTCCTGTTGAGGTGTACTTGTAACTTGGTGCGGCTAGCTCCGACACAAGTTCATCATCGTTTGGCAGTCTGCAATCACGCTGCGTAAGCCAATCTTTTATAGCAAACCAAAGCTCAGCGCGTAGGTTTAAATAGTTTTTTCTAGTAGCTGGTGCTTCTGCTACATTAATGCATTAAATCCATTGATTTAAAAGTCTTAATTTCAAAGACAGTATTACCTTGTCTAACACAAAGCGCAGAGTTGTCGCCACCAAAACGAGCTACATCCAAACCCCACACAATAGGTGCTTTGGCGGTTAGCGATACATCTCTATCTATAGCAGCTCTTGCTAATTCTATTGGTACTACTGAATCATCATCAGCGTTTGGAAACTCTCCCAATACTTCTACTCTTGCAACGGTTGAATCTTCACCATATTGTTCTAGCATGGTCTGAAACAGCTTTTGATCTGTTCCCTCAACAGTCCTAGAGTCAATTTGTTTTAGATTCCAGAACTTACGCTTAGAGGTAAAGCTCTCGTAAAACGGCCCAGTATTTCTTCTTGGGTTAGAAAAGGTAAACCAAAAACGGTTTTCGGTAGGTTCTGAGAAGAAACCTTCCGATACGCTGTAGATAGGAGCAGGAATACCCGATGCTTCATCCATTATCAAACATACTCCGTAAGATGAGTGGATTCCTGCAAACGCATCTGGGTTTTCCTCACTCCATAATTGTGCTTGGGCGTAATAGTAACCAGTATCGATTTTTAGGTCGCGTTTTAGTGCTTCTTCAAACCAAGCATCTGGCTTTATGGTGGTTGCAGTTTTAGTAAACCAATGATTGTTTATGGATAGCGTTAGCCATTTACCTAATTCCGCCCATGTTCTTGATCTAAGCTGTTGTTCGGTGTTAGCGGTTACGATAATTGTAGAACCAAGTCTGGTTGATAGCATCCAAAGTATTAACCAGGCAACTAAGGCGGACTTTCCTATGCCACGACCACTTGCTACAGCAAGTCTAAACATCTCTGGCGTTACCACGCCTTGGTTTCTTTGTATGTGAGTTGTTAAATCTTTTAAAATTTTTTCCTGCCACTTACGAGGGCCAGTAAATTCTTCGAGGGGGGTGTCTTTTTCTCCCCAGGGGAAGATAAATTTGACAAAGTTGTAGGGATCATCCGCAACCTGTGGCGACCATATTTCGGTCATTAGTTCTTTTTCTGCTTCTGCTCCGTATTTCATACTTCATTACCCCAAACATCCCAACCCTCTGCTTTTTCTCTGGCAAACAGTTCTATTTTTGGAAGATCACCAAATAATAATTCAATTCGGTTTCTTACCTCTTGTGGTTTTTTGCTGTGCTTGGTGCGTTCTGCTATCACCAAAGATTCTATGTTATTAGCTTGTTTATATTTAGTCATTTTTCCTTTTATTCCAAGTAAACATATTTCACTACTTTTCATTGTCCAAGGTGCAACATTTTTACAATAGTTACCTTTTGATGTTGTTTTAACCCAATTAAAAGCTATGGTTTTATATTTAAAACCCCATGCTTTAAATATTTCTAATGCTTCATCTAAGTGTGAATCAGTAACCCACATAAAACATACAGAATCTTCTTTTGTCATATTGTTTATAGGTAATTTTTTTAGCTCTGCAAGGCTCATTGTGTTGTAATGATCGCTTAATGGTTTTATATCGTTGCCAGTCGTATTATTAACAGCTGATTTACTACCATAATGCCAAGGTGGATCAGCATATATAATGTTGTATTTTTTGTCTGGTAGTTGAATGTCTATGTTATTACCTCTCTTTGTTGTTACCTCTTAATATTGTATCAAAAAAAATTAAAAAATTTTAGTTCTACAGTTACATATACAATACCCCGCCGAAAAACATTGACTGGGGGTCTAAAATGATAGTGAGTACTAACTATCAAAATGTAAGAGTTGGGATGTCTGTTTTTATTCGGAGCATGAATATCAAGTCACGGGCAAACTCTTACTGATAGCAAACTATCCGCCCTATTTAGTCTTGTTTTTTTTGCTAACCTGATTGGCTACCAGTTTGTTCTTCTCTTTATGTGTTGATTTAACAGCGTTTATAATGCGTGGATTTTCTTTTGTCGCCAATGAGTCGCCGAGTCTGTCTTTTGCGCCAGTCAATACTTGATTTAGGTCTATTGTTGCATGGACATTTTCTACTCGGTCTTTCCATATTTTAGGATCTTGATTCTTTAAATAGAAGATTTGGGCAACAACAGAGTTCTTTTCGGTGGCCGATTCAAACAAAGCGTTAGTAACTTGAGCCAAGCCACGAGCCCTGCCCTTTTTAATGGACTCTTCAAAATCTTCAGAACGCTTACGGTTACGATCAATAGTATTCCAAGAAACGCCTAAGGCACGGGCAATTTGAGAGTTACCAAGTCCACGACTGGCAAGGTTTTCTACTTGCTCTAAATCTATTTTAATTGGCTTTCTACCTGGTTTTTTTGGCTGTTTCTGTTCTTTTATTGCTGTTTTTTGTTCCATAATTGATATTTTTTATCCTTTATAAACCTTTATATTACAGTATTTGTTAAAAAACTTTAATATATTTGCCCTAAATACTTGATATATAAGTATTATTCGGTATCATATAGTATATGTTAAACAAAAAAGGAGTAATTAACATGGAACAATCAAGAATTATACAACTAGAAAATATGATTGCTATGCGATTAAATATGAACAAAAAGTTTGGTAGCTATTGTTCACAAGAAGAAATTGATGAACTTCAAAAAGAACTTGAACAAGCCAAATTAGATATAAATGAGGACAGTTCATAATGAACTACACAGTAAAAGTAAACGTATCTAATAACTGGTTTATTAGATGCAGTACCAAAGATCTTAAACTAGCCAACCAACAAGCCGACAAGATGCGTAAGCAAGGTTTTGAGGTTATATTAGAGGGGAAAGACTGATGAACAAGATTGACCGCAACAAAATACCGCCACACTTACGCCACCTATCAGACAAGGCGTTAAATGGTTTGTTTTATATATTTAGGGCTAAAATCTAATGATTAGAGTACAAATACAAGGAACTACGATCTTTGGCTATGTCCAAAAGAATTACAAGGATGTAAAACTACCAAAAGTTGCGTTCCTAGATGAAGAAACCAACGAGGTTAAAAGAGTAGCCAAGAAACTGATAAGGCCTACATACGCAAAAGATAGGCTCACACAATGAACATTGATTTATTATCAGCCATAGCCTTATTCTTTTTAATGGCATTTGCTTTTTTTACAGAACAATGAAAGTCGGGAAGTAACTCCTTAATTGCTGTATAGCAATTATTCTTTTCGGCTTTCTTCCTCTAACATCACACCCAAGCCAACCAATAAGAAATGCTTGTGCTGAACACCTGCCTTTAAACTTCGCAACACCTTCCTTTCCCCATCTATAGCACACCATAGAATATTAAGATCCATTAACTTCTGAATACCCTTACTAACTGTATGTCTATGCATCCCTATCATCAATGCCAGGTAAGTAACCGCATCATGCGAACTAAAGTCTTGTGCGGAATACCTTTCACACAACGCATACAAGATGAGCTTCTCCCTTGTCTTTATATCTTTCCTGCTTAAATGCTTCTTATACCACTTCCAAACCACCCTCTTTAAATTAGCATAATT